TTGTAACGGAACCTGTCGCACTGGCCGCAGAAATACCTGTAACTTCTACGGGAACAGGGCTATCCCACGGACCCGTATCCCAGGTACTTCTATCCCAGCCAGTAATAAGGGCCATTATGAAATCCTGATTATAGCGTTATTAGCGTCATTCGCCGGGAACTGTATGGTGAAATCTCCCGCGCTGGACGATTTATCACCGCCAAAATTAATGACTGCAACCGCAGGGTCAGCAGCATGATTAGTCGTAGATCCTGTGCCGGCAGAACTTAGAGTGCTGTTATAAATCAAGGCTCCTCTGGCGCTGGAAATAGTAGAGGTAGACCATGTGCTATCAGCNAAATCCAGGAACGCAGTAGGTACTGCACTGCTATTATCGGCCAAGGCAAGTGTAACACTAGCCAANGAATTTCCGCCTGCCGTATAGTTGGTCCCACTGACCTCGTTAGAGGTAGTATAACCAGTAGTATCCGCGCTAATTGACGAGCTATTGGTAAACATCGCAATCTTGAACGTATCTGCACTGATTGCACTGGATCCAGTTCGCGTATGTGGAGTCCAGAAATGAATTCCCGCCATCGCTTCCGTCTTGAAAGTTCCGCACATCGCGGATGTCCCAACTGCCATTACAATCTCCTTATAATCTCTGCTAGGTCATCATGGCCTTGCTGTTTCAGTAACGCCCAAATTGTGGTTCGCTCACTTTGCGCCATCCTATTCATATAGAATATAAGTATATCCTTCAAATTTTCTCTGTGTGCCAGGGCCTGATCCCGTATGACAGGAGGGGCCTCTTTAGAAACCAACATGATTTTATTCATAGCCATCTCCGCCATTTCTTCAGGAGAATGACCCCGGTTCGTCGTTGTAAATACCAAGGGATCGCTAACACCGGCGTTGCCCTCACTGCCTAGCATCAAGCCACATCCCTTCTAACTCTATCGTACCGATATTGGTCTCTGGTCTGAAGACCTTCACCAAGATTCTTCAGCCATTGTAGAGCTTCCTGGAATCTTCCATTGTAAACCTGAAGGAGATCGGCTTCCCCCTTCATGAAAATATAAGCCTCTACAAGGCTACCATACAAAAGGCCGAGTTCCGCGTTGGTTCCAAGCCAGCTTGTCCCGTCAGAACTTGTAGTAATAGACGTTGGGCGATAAAAGTAATGTAACTCCATTGTGTAAACAGCGTCTGGGGTGGGCGCCAACAAAAATGTATCGTTGTCCCAATCAGCATAGTATTTGGGGGTCCCTGTGGTTGCAGGGTTTGGCGTATAATCTTGTAAAGCAGTTACCTGTTTGTACAACAGAAACTCTTTACTCGAGGAGTTGATAACACTCAAGGAATTCTGGGCCAGAAAGTCCGTTGGTTTGGATAAATATTGATTTCCTGAAGTGGTGGATCCCTGTGAAGATCTACGGAACACATCCAGTTGGCATTCTTTTAAAATACGTTCTTCAGCATTGACGATAAAACGAGACAATTGGCTGACAAAAGTCGATTCAGTATTTTGCGTGTAATCTTGAATAGCCGTTTTTAAGGTCGCGAATGTATAAGCCATCTTATGCGCTCACTGTTACAGGACCAGCAGAAGAAGATCCCCCGCCCCCTTTAACATTACCAGAAGTGGCTGTTCCGCTTCCAGAAGTGAAAGTATAATTATCGGAATCAACTTTAGTGATTGAGAAGCCAGAACTGTTCTCTATGGCAGCTTCTGTAAATCCATCAAAGGCTTCTACAGTTCTAAATCTAACCGTATCGCCGGTGCTTCGACCATGTCCAGGCTCCGTAACTGTTATAACAGCAGAGCCACTTGCACTTGATTTGAAACTATCGAAAGCTAGCAGAACCTCCACAGCTGGTTCAGTTCTAGCTGGTCTGCTTATTCTTAATGCTTGAGGATCAGCTCGGACACGCCGAGGCTGTAATTGAGGCTGCTTTGATTCATATTCATCTCTGCCTACGAGATATCCGTTCCACTCCAGAATCATGTTTGTTAATTTGTATGCTCTCCCAGAACGGTCTGAGATACCTAGAGCATGTTTACCTGAAGCATACCTAGGCATTACAAAATACTCAGCGAAGCATAACTTGGGACTAGCCGTAGAGCTGTCCGCTCTCCGTCCTCTGATGCGGCCCTTTGAAATTCCTCCTCATAAATTTCTTTTAATATTACGATTTTCTGAGGAGCTCTCTTAATTGCTAGATAATAAGCTAAACCTGCTACAAGACATGGAAGAAATCTGAAGGGTAAATCCGCGGTGTTAATCGCGGTATCTGCATCTTCGATACGTCGAACTCGGTAATATATAAGTTCATCCGTAGAATTCTCAGGAGAAGGCCAAACAGTCACTGTAGGCGTTATCAAACGATCTACATAAAATTGCGTTGGCCGGCCTTGGGTTGTCTTATCCGGGGTGTTGAGATAATCGCCTCTGCTTATCCTATTAATACTTATATCTGAACTGCTCCTTCTTATTATTGCTTCCAGGAAGCTTACCGTTGATTGCACATCTATCAAACTCGGATCAGAACTGATAGTTGTACTGGCTGCGCTGCTTGACCCNGTAATTGTTTCACCAGCAGTGAAAGCCCCGGAAGGCACAGTCAATGTAATAGTGGTTGAGGAAGGTTTGCTTATAACAGATGCGGTAACCTCACTGGTTCCCCCGGTAATGGTCTCTCCGACACTAAGATTAGTAGAGGCCCCTACCGTAGCCGTTATAGTCCCAATGGGATAAACCGCAACAGAAGAGGTAGAAGATAACTGAGCCAAAGGCTGTGTTATTTGCTCCACGGTCCATAGATTTAATCCTCTATTCGCCCATTCCGCAAAAAGAAGATTCAGAGATCGTCTGGAGGTCGCAGAATCATAACCTGTTCTGAATTCTAGTCCGCATCTCTCGAAGGCCTCTTCTGTAATTTCGGCCATGTCCAGATTAAAATTAACCGATCCAGAAGTCGCCATATCTTACTCCTTAACTAAAAACAGCTAATCTAATCCCCACGGCTAATTGAGCAAGAATAAGGAATCCTACTGCCCATAGAATTTTACTGAACGTGTCTATAGATTTTTGGATATGATAAATGTCGTTATTTTTGAGAACATCAATCTTCTCCGATAATAATCGTAGTTCGCCTCGTATCTCAACGAGCTCGAGCTCATTCCTACGTTCAATATCACTCATCGCTCTTAGAACTCTTTAATACAATCCAACACTATCGCGTATGTATCACCACTCCCGTGTCCAATTGTAGTGAATCTCAAATCTCCCGTGGGGCTGGAAGCGCTGTTAAGAAGGCCCCCAAAAGAAGAAAAGTCAAAATCTCCTTGGTAACCAGAAGGAAGTTCAACTGCTAACGTATCAGTGCTGGCATCCCATAGAATCTTCACGGACAAACCAATGGTGCTGAACCATATCTTGTCGATACGAAGATTGCTGCAAGCGGTGCCATCTTGAAGAGTTGATAGGCCAGAAACATCCACTGCCATAACAGCACTTTGACCAGTATCAACATATGTGTAAGCAAAAGATTTGACTAGTCTTCGGGGGCCATCCTCAATGATCTTCTCGGTAAAAGTATCGGCCATAGCCTACTCCTTAATCTCTCCTGACAAGATCATCATCTTATGCTTATGAGGAGTTCCTAGAGAAGGAGAGTCCAAGAAAGGACTCTCCTTGATTTCGGATTTATTTTATGGCGCGTCATTATACTGGATCATGCCATCCGTAGTTCTTTGAGCGGCAATCCAGATATAATCGCACCAAGCAGCATCCGCCGTAGTCGTACCAGACAAGGCACAAAACCACGGAGTCAAAGCTGAAGTTGGGATATTCCCCGTAGTAGTGGTTTTCAAGACACGATCAACATAAAACTCAACNTGGCCCGTCCCTTTGACGATAAATCCTAAACGACGACTGTTTGTAATGTTAGAAGACGATTCGGCGCCATCAGCAAAATCAATGCCCGTATCCGTCTTGGTTTCCGTTCCGCCACTGTCACAATTAGCGTAAATATCAGCGGCAGCTTCAACTAGTAAGAAGCCAATCTGATTATTCGCCGTGAAAGGAACACCTGTGGCAAACGTGCCATTTTCTGCCAGACCAACGAACATATCCATATCGTCAGCATCAGCGACAGCAACCTTAGCTTCAAAAAAGATAAGCTTGCTTGCTTCGGCCATGAAAATTTCATTACCCTGAATTGAACCACCAGAGTTATCGGTTGAGCCATCTCCAGTGGATTTCGCCCAGCCGCCAACATGGTCGGCCAGAAGAGTTAATGTACCACTGTTAAGAACAGCCTTGGTCCAATCATCAGTGTCGTCAATATCAACGCCAGTGAAGTCGTCATATTTGAAGACATAATCTGGATTAACTTGAAGGGGGAGATTTTTGAACCATGATCCTAAAGCACTGGCGTCACTACCGTGACCGCTGTACATAAGGGGGCCGGAAAAACGAGTCGTACCCATAACGAGATTCCTTCCTTACAAAGGTTTCGCCCTAGAGTCTTGTAAGCGTCTGCTGGGACAGTCGCTAGGGCTATTAACTCCCAGAGAAACGGGGAGAGGTTTATCCTCTCCCCTCACTCAATCTTTACGCACCTGGTGAACCAAACACGCAACGTGGATCAGAGTAACCGTAGCTATAACGCTCACGGGCTTTGAACCTTACGTTACCTGTATCGAAATCACCTTCCATCTTCGTGGACATCGGCATACGCTCAAAGTGGATGAATCCACGAGGAGCATCGGTTTTAATAAACCATGCATCCGTATCCGTCAGATAATGGTTAACGACATATCCTTGCGGAAGCATACCCATGTTCCGTGTAGCATTAATGTCGTTATCAGCTGTACCAGGACGAAGAGTTGATTCGAGCAGCCGATCTGCAACGAATTGCAGTGCCGGCGGAACAATCAGTTTTTCGCCACGAACCGATACCTTGAGTCCTCGCTCATCAACAAAAGCTGCAATGTCAATGAGAGCATTCTCTAGGCTGGTTTCGTTAAGGTCAGCCGCAGTGCTGGGCTCATTACGAAGATCATTGTTATTCACAAGTGGATGATCTGTCGCACAAAGCTCTTTGCCATCACCGCCAGTAAACGAGCTATCGAAAGCATTGTTCAGCGTAGCTGCACCCTTCACCTGTTTGGTGTTGGCCATACTACGTGCCAAAGCTTTCGTATAACGCGAAGCCAGACGGTCATAAAGATTATCCTCGATTGCTTCTTCCGTAATGGAGAAAGCAAGCGCGATAGTCTCATGCGTGTACCTTGCGGTATACGCTTCCTGGGCATCATCAAACGAGATTGCTGAACCTTCAGCCTTTACGGGCGCAGACCCGAAACCTGAAAGCATGACTTCCTCTTCAAAGGCTCTCTCTGAAGATTCTGTCTCATAAACTTCAGCTGCTTCGTCAGTGTATCTGGCGTACTCAAGACCAAAAAGGGCATTGAGGCCAGGCTCTAGCTCTTTAGCTAGTTGTGCTCTACTAATAGCCATTTTTCAAACCCTCCTACACGCCAGTGGTTGAAGGTGTACCAGCTGCAATAGCGCCGTTGTTGCTATTGAAGTGGTTATTCAACCGTACAATTGCCCCGATACCAGCTGCTGTAAAATCAGCATTCTCTGGATCATCTAACCAACCAACAATACGCATTTGCAGAGCAGCCGTGGTAGCAATCGTACTGATCGCGAGGCGACCTAACGAAACACCAGTAGCGTCTGTTCCTGTGATAGCGGTTGAGAAGTTGGCGTTTGCAAAGACCGCGGCACGCGCCGTAGCCTTGCTCGTCCATGTCGCATCCGTTGCAATAAGATAAAGCTGCATTGGATCGTCATTGACATACGCTTTTACCGGGTGATTGGAGTCTGCCCCAGAACCGGGCCAGTAATTACTCCAGATAGTCTTTCCAGTGGTACTAGACACATACTCACAACCCTGAAACACGCCCAGCAGACCAACTGTTCCACCAGCCGCAGCGCCCGGAGGCCCTATATAGCCAGTGGAAAGAGGAATTACAGGTTCGCCGTGAAACAGCTTATCTGTAAGGCCGTTTGCAATTTCATACGCTGAGTATTGGGTCATACCAGTGGAATTAGAGGCCCCGCCCTGTTTGCTCAAGGGACGAAGGCCAAAGCTTCCATTAGAATTAGCCATCTACTGTTTCTCCTAGTCCTCGCTTTGAGGACCTCCAAAAGTTACACGAGATTGCCTATCAGGTTTACTGATGGGCATCGCTGGATGTTGTTCACGAGCTAAGTCGTTATCGACAGCGGTCATTTGATTCTGAGTCATGCCACGATAGTAACTATTGCGTTCCTCAGCAATCTCAACCGGAACCCTCGCTAGAAGAAGTCCACCAACACCAATTACACCAGCATGTTTTCCATCATCGACAGTCGGGATATCAAAGTCTGGGTATTCTTCACCACGTACCAGTTCGTACCCCTCGCGGGATCGTGCTGCTACGTTCTTACGGTCATCGAAACCCATAACTTCTGCCCGTATCCACCGATGTTTATAACCTTCCGGTGCAGGTGGTGCGTCCAACATGGACGGTGGTTTCCAAGGTTCTCTGCGTGCTTGGGTTGCACGGGTCTGATTTGCCCTAGGCGTTCTCGTAGACTTTTGGCGAGTTGTGTTCTCAGTACTCATGATTAATCCCTCACATATTTAGCGTATTCTTCAAGTGGCACATTTAACCTCTTTGCAATCGCAACTTGAGAGGGCGTTAATCGCACAGTTTTTCGTCCACTTCTATTGCGGGATGCAGAAGCCTCGGCTGACGCAACCTTTCGGCTTCCCCCGTTGCTTTTAGACCTAGAATCGAATTTATGAGGAAACTCGGTTCTTAGTCTAGTATCCAATTCAGTATAGTATTCATTTGATTGAGGGTCAAACCCCTCATCTTCTACAAGCCGTCTATGAATGCCAAAAGCACCATATGTCATAACTTCATCGTCTCCAAACCAGGAGTTTTTAGAAGCCCATTCCTCTGCTTTAGGATCTGGAGGGGTCGGGGCTGAAGCGGGAGCAGGGGCTGGAGACGAAGCCACTGCTGGTGTTCCTGCCACAGGAACTTCTTGTTCCGTTGCAGGAATCTCAGCGCGAACCGCCTTTAAAGTGCCTTTTTCTACGCTCAGATTAGCTAAAGCTTCTTGAGCGTCAACAATCTTGTCAACATCCCCTGTTTCGTGAGCCTGTTTCAAGATTTCCTTGGCTGAAGCGATTTGATTGGTAACACGGCTTTCAAACTGCTCTTGATATCCCTGATCTAGGGAATTGATGCGGGTTTTAAGATTTTCGTTCTCTTGTCTGACATTTTCGGCGTACTCAATAGCGGTTTGTTTCTGCCGCTCTTCTTCTCGAAAACGCTTGGTCAGATTGTTAATTCGGGTTTTAACCCCAGAACTATAATCCTCAAGCTCTTCTTCCGATGAAACTTCGACCTTTTTAGGATCCTCTTCTTCGGAAAGATTTACATCTACCGCTTCTTCTTCGGCATCACCGATATCAATTTTAGTTTCTTCAGGCATGGGTAATCTCCATGATTTCCTTCTTCTT